TGCTGCTCTTACTGCTGGTAAAGCGGCAATTGCTGGTGCTGGTGGTGCTTTAGATATTGGTGAAGATATCAGTAATCTTGCAAGTGGTAAAAAAGGTATGGAGATTTTTGGTTCTAATAAAATGTCGCAAATTGGTAATATGTTGAATATTGCTGGTAGCACATTAGAAGTTGGTGGTGTGTTAACTGGTGGTATTACACCATGGAGTATTGGTGCTGAAATACTTGGTGCTGGTTTAGGTGTTGTTGGTTCTGCTTTAGAACTTGGAGGTGATTTAGAAGCGGCTGATAAGAAAAAAGAAGTACTTACTACTGATATTCAATCACAAGCGAGAAGTTTAGGAGGAGCTCAACAAGTAACAACAGCAACGGCGAGAAGTAATTAATTAAGTTTTTTTATTTTTTTTTTAATTTATTTATAAAGATTTATTTTATATTAGTATATTATAAATGAGTTCATATTGGAGAAATGATGATAAGATCAAGGTTTCACAAACCCAAGTTTCCGTCCCATCTACTAATGGGTTGTCCTATGCTGGGACAGCCGGACAGAGTGGTCGTAGAGTAGATTTTGAAATACCGTCAACTGTTAAGTTTCTAGATGGTAAAAATAGTTATTTACAGTTCGATATTAAAGTAGCAGCCCCAAGTGGCGGTGTTCCAACTCGTCTTCATCTTGATCCTTTTATTGGTGGTCAGTCAGTAGTTAAAAATATTCGTATTTATTCGGGNAATCGTGCTGTTCTTCTTGANGAGATTAGTGATTATAATGCGAAGGTTCAAATGCAGTATTCATACAATCAAGATGACAGCATGAGAAAATTGAGAGCATTAAAAGAAGGATCGCTTATTCCAACTGTTGAGAACCGAGGCACACTTGGTACATCAGTATCTAACAATATTGACCTTTCAACCAACCCTTACTATAAACCCGTGGGGACTGTTCCAGCTGCACGGGACTGGGGGACAGCTGACGATTTCTTAACTGCTAAATTATCACTACCAATCCATACGGGTATGTTTGCTGATGGAGGCAATAAGATCTTCCCAGTTCTTATGACTGATGGTCTATTTATCGAGGTGGATCTCGAAGACCCCGCAAGATATCTTAAACAGTTAGATAGTGTTAATCGCCATCGCCGTATGAAACAAAACCCCGTATTTCATGGTGTAGATAAAGATGGTCTTGCACTAAATATTAATAATGCTACAAACCGCACGGAGATATTTTTAGGACTTCAAAACAATATGATAGGTGTTGATAACTGCCCTTTTGTAAAAGGTGAGAGAATTGGTATTTGTAAGAATGATAACCCGAGAACTGAATGTGCTTTAACCCTAACTGCTAGTGGTGCTCAAGGATATCCCAAGATTGAAAATATTGAAGTAGAAACTGGATATGTAAAAATTACATGCGAACAGTTCCAAAATAGTGATACGGGCACGGGTGTTGAAGCAACATCTAATAACTTTATTTTATTTAGTGCTGCTATTGATACTGATAGGCGACAAATTGGTGATGCTTCCCTTGTCCTTGTTGCTGCTACTACTTCTTACCCCGCAACTACTGTAATCTCTAATGCTCAAATTGTATGTCAGCAAGTTGGACTAGACCCACAGTATGAAGCTGGGATGATGAAGAGAATGAGAGATGGGGGATCAATAGAGATTGATATTCCAAGTGTTACTAATTACAAACATTCATTACTTAAGACAAATCGTAATGCTACTATTAATCTTCAAGTTTCTAACACTCGGGCTAAATCTATGATTATTATGCCTACTGATGCGAACACTTTAAGTGTTGCCGATACCATGGGTGGTGCTAAAAATGCTTATGAAGAAGAAACTGGTTCTATGGATGGTCGGCTCCATAGTATTAGAAGCGGTCAAGTCGGTATTATTGATCGGTTGACATCTTACCAAATGGTTGTAGATGATAAACTTGTTCCATCTCGTCCTATTGTAGTATCTAAAATCAACAAGGGACAGTCTATAGCAGCACAGCCTCTTATTGAATTAGAAAAGGCACTTAATCAAGCGGGAATAGTTCCAAGATCTTTTGTTGATTACAACCGCAATTTCTTAATTGGACGGGCATACGCTCTTAATGATGGAGTTGCAAATCTCAATAACAAATCGAATCAGCTCCAGCTATTCTATAATGAAACTGATGCGGCTGGTGTAGATAAAGCACCAGCACACGATAAGCTGTTATTCTGTTATCTCTTCCACCTCCGCCGGATATCTATTAAGGGGGATAGTGTTTCGGTTACTTTATAAATAAAATATATGTTATAGTATAAATGCCTTTTAATAATACTGATAGAATTATTAATTATCACAAAAGATTTCCAAAATATTCTAAATTAATTCTCAATAGAGATATTATAGAAGGTATATGGGTAATGGGTAATAATTATACAACTAAAAGTAATTTATATGGTGCTTATCCTTATGGATATTTAGAACGGATATTTTCACTATTTCCTTTAGTACCTAAAAAAACTTTACATTTATTTAGTGGTTCATTACCCGATAGTCAAGATTATGATAAGGTAGATTATAATACTGGATTAGATGCCGAAACTTTTAGTGAAGTAATACCACATAATACTTATGAATTAATACTTGCTGACCCTCCATATAGTGTAGAGGATTGCGACCATTATGGGTGTTGTATGGTAAAAAGAAATATTGTTTTTAAACAAGCTTATAATGTATTAAAAAAAGGAGGTCATTTAATTTGGTTAGATCAAGTATTACCTAATTATAAAAAAATAGAGTTTAAGATAATTGGTCGTATAGGTATGGTTAAATCAACTAATCATAGATTTAGAGTTGTTACTATATTTGAAAAGATTTAAAACAGCATTGACATAAAAACCTTTCGTATTTTTCTTGATATTCTATATTACGGTCATCATCATAGACACCACATTCATCACACATATCGATTTGATTATAATACATAAAATTAGACATATTATCATTATCTTTTTTTAAGTGATCATATTTTTTCTTTAGTTCATCGTACCTAATTAGTAAAATATTATTTACAATTTCTAAAGGTAATTTATCCATATCTTTATTATAAGATTTAAAATAATTAAATAAAATAAACCATCAATATTTTCTATGTATCTTTTTTAATTTTTTATTTCATATTTTTAATATATTTATATATATATAAAATGTCTCGCAAGTATTTGAACGTTCAGCCCAATAATGTTCCCGCCTCTGGTAAAGTTTCATTTGCCCGTGGTAATCCAATCCTTACTGTAACGCTTGGTCGCCAAGATGCTATGTTAGACCTTGGTTCTCTTCGTCTTTCTGGTGATCTTAATATATGGAGAGATGCTGCTGGTACTCTTCACCCCGCGGCTGGTGCGGCTGCTAATGCTCCCGAACTTCGTGGTTCTCATAAACTCGGTATTTATGCTGCTATTGATCAGCTTGTTTTCCGTCACGCTGAAACGAAACAAGTAATTGAACATATTAGACACTATGGTCGCTTCATGTCTTCATACATGCCTACTATGGCGGGGACACAAGATACGGCTGGTCATCTTTCTAAGACGGCTTTAATTATGCCTAATTACCAAGCATATCGTGATAATGTAATCCGTAATACAACCAACTCCGTATTTTGCATTCCTCTCCCATCCGGACTTACTCTTGGAGTTTCTAAACTACCCCTTGATAAAGTGCCTTTAGAAATTGAAATCCACCTCGCACCCGATAGTCAGTTTTTCTATTCTAGTGATGCTACCACCGCTAATATCAATAATGCTTTTTATGAAATGAGTAATGTTGAGGTAACATGTGAAGTAGAAACTGGTGTTCCTTCTCCCGATACCGGTGTATTAGATTTTAATTCAATTACTTCATATTTCTCAACTCTTGAAAGCACTAATTCAATTATTAATTTCAACCTTGGATTATCAAAGGTTCTTGCGTCTTTTGTCAATTTTGTTCCATCTAATTTTATTAACAATCTTGCTCAAGACGGCTTCCTCACTTACATGCCTACACTAAAACCTAATGCTGCTGGTACTGGTGATGGAGGTGTTGCTAACCTTGAAACCATTTCATTCCTCCGTAATGGTGAACGCTTCCCATCTGCCTTCGAAGTGCGAAGTGTTCATGACAAGACAACCAACGCAACTACTGTTGTAGATCCTCAAGTTATTAAGGGTTTCCTCAATTCTATCATTCCGGAACAGCACCACACAAGAACCTCGGCATCTCCTCTTACTACCAACCGCAATTTCACGGGTAATCAAAACGCTGTTACTGGATACCGCCATATGCCCGATACGGGAGCTGTTTACGGTGTTGGTGTTCTCTATGATATGTTAGATAGTGAAGGTGTTGATTTCTCTAATTCGCAGTTTAGTATTCAAATGAAGAATGGGCTCGAAGACGGCAACCCTATCTCCGCATATCTATTTATCAAGTCCAAGGTTGTTGTTGCTTGGTCAAGTGATAGGGGTGTGCAAGTTGTAATGTAAATATTCTCTATGTAATTATTTTTTAATGTTTTATTTTTTATTATTTTTATATATTTAAGTTATATAAAATGAGTGATATGAGCGATTCAACTAATGGTGGCGATCGTATCCCCGACCTTATTAAAATTGGTGCTATTCCAAGTGAATATGGACAAAAATTGCATACTGATGTAATTGACCCAGTAACATTCTCGCAAAGACGAGTTAGATTTACAATGTCAAGAGTCGCCGGATTTCTACATTCTAATTCAAAAATTACTCTTGCTGTAACTCCACAAGCGGGAGTAGCTAAAGGTTTTTACCCTTTGAATGTTGGCGTGTCGCAGTTGATCCAAACTGCTCAGCTTACTATTGGTAATAATACCGTTTGCTCCATTGATGACTACAACAATTTCCATCAGTATCAGTCTATGTTTATTTCGAATGAAGATAATAAAGAAAGAGAGCAGTATTTATCACAGCGTTGTATTGCTCACCAACCCGTATATGATGACCGCACGGCGAATGTAACTGATAAACCCATTAACTCTGCTAAAACTATTGGTATTGATGTTGGACGCTATCCAGTTGTTCCCGCTGCTGGTGGTGCTGGGGCATTTGAGTTGCTACCATTTATGCAGCAAGACGGATCATCCGCACAGACCATTAGTGAAGCTCCCGTTTATTCAGTTTATTTAAGTGATCTTTTCCCGTTCCTTAAGTTTAATCAGTTGCCTATGTTTATGTTAGACGAAGAAGTCCATATAGATCTAACTTTTGTTGATGCTACATCTTCTCGCTCGGGTGGTGTTAAATCACAGCGTATTTGTGTTAATCAAGCTGATGGAGATACTTTAGCGTTTGATGTAAATGAAAGTGAGTGTAAATTGATTTATGATAGTATTACTTATGATGGTGATATCATGGAGAAATATGCCTCGCAGAACCCGAAGCTTACGTTTCAGTATGCTGACTACCGCCTTACTAAAAGGACGGGTGTTCAAGATGACGGAGCTAACCCTAAGTTAAATCCATTTGGATCTCTCATTCTACCTATTGGTGGTAATGGTCGCCTTTGTTCGAAGGTCTTTTTTGGTATTCAAGCTGATTCGAGTTTTGAAGCTAAATCTCTCCTTAATGGTACAACTGCTTTCGGTGAGTTTCTTTTATCATACAATCTCTTATATAATGATAGATTTGAGTTTACTGTTGATAGGAGTAATTCAGCATTACAGTTTGCAACTACTCAAGCTGCCGAGGGTCAAGTCCCTATGTTGGCTCATGACGAAATCCTACAGCGTAATACGGGGACTTCATCTATTACTGCTGAAACACTAGAAGGACACGATCAGTCGGGGAGTGCTGATGGTTTAGGGGCATTATTTAGATGGAATGCTATTCGTCCTAATAAGGGTGAGCGTATTAATAATAAGGGAATGGATCTCATTTACAAGATCCCGTCGGTTCTTACTGACGGCACTTATACTCTCCGTGTTTATACTGAATTACTTAAGGTTGCTACAATTGAGAATGGACGCTTTAATTGTTATTTTGCATAAATAATTAAAATATATCGATAAAGTGGTTATGGTAGAAGTGTAAAATAAATGAAGTAAAGACCCCCGATCTATGTTGTCTTAAATCTCAAACTTACGGTAACCACTTTTTATGACTTTTTTTTTCGTTTTTATGATATAAAAATAATCTATTATTATATTATAAATATGTCAATTGATAGTAAAAATCCAAGTGAAGATATTTCAAAAGCAAGACCAACTTTAAAAAGTAATACAGTTAAACAGTATGTTGTTAATCTCAAGAAACTACAAAAAATATATGATACTGACAATTATGAGTTCTTAAAGAAGCCCGAAGATGTAATGGATAAATTAAGTGATCTACATTATTTAAGTCAACGCAATATATTAAATGCTGTTGTTGTATTATTGATGGCTCTTAATCATAAAGAAGAATATGATAAACTGCTTGAAGAATATAGTAAATTAAGAGATGAACTAAATGATAAATATAGTGATGAACAAAAGAGTGGGGTTATAAGTGAAAAACAAAGTAAGAACTTTGCAACTATTGAAGAAGTTTATGACATGATAAATAAGATGGCGGATGATTTAAAACCGTTAAAAAAGAAAGGTAAAGATGATATTACTAAAAAAGAAATGCAGTTGCTACAAGCATATACATTATTTAATATCTATGCGAGGATGCCCTTTAGAAATGATGTAGCTGGTATGACAGCAATTAATCAAGCAGCATATAAGAAGTTAAGTGATCAAGAAAAGAAAGAAGATAACTATTTAGTTGTACCATCAAAAGGTAATTTATATTTTGTATTGAATAAATATAAAACAGCAAAAAAGTATGAAGAGTTAGATTTACCAATTGAAGATAAAGATTTAAGAAAGATTTTAAGATATTACTTGAAGATGAATGGGATGGGTGTATTGTTTAAGACATCAACCGGTAAACCACTTACAAGAATAGAATTAAGTAAGGTATTACTTAAATATTCGCAAAAATATATGGGTAAATCAATAAGTACCACCCTTTTAAGAAAAATATATTTATCAAGTAAATATGGTAACATGAAAGAAGAACTAGAAAAAGATAATAAAGTAATGGGGCATAGTAAGCAAGTAGCATTAGATACTTATGTTAAGAAATCTAAAGATGAATAATTAATCTATACGAGTTTTTAAATACTCTAAAAAGTTGTCGTTCTTACTTATGAGATTATAGTTTTTATATCTCTTTAAAAACTTATCATATGCTTCGTCACTTTCTATCCACGCTTTCAGCCATGGAGTTTTTAATTTTTTAAGTTCTGTTGTTATACTCTGTCCCCCGTTTTCACTTATATATTTAGCAATTAATCTTTGTTTTTGTTTATATAACTTTTTAAACTCTGGCGTCTGTTCTCCGCTTTCTTTATACAATTTTAAAAACTCTTGACTAAATATATCATTATCTTTCATAAACTTCTCTGTTATTTTATATCTTTCATTTTTGATAGGTTCTTTCTTTTCTTCTTTCTTTTCTTCTTTCTTTTCTTCTTTCTTTTTAGGTTCTATCTTTTTAGTATTGAGTGCGGGTTTATTACTTATTTTTATTTCTTTTTTAGGTCTCGTCTGTTGTCCGCCAACGGTCTTCCGTCCAATCTTAACATATTTTTTTATTTGTGTATCTACATTTTCTAAAATATCTTGTATCTTCTTCATAAAAGGTTCTTTTAAAGCTTTTAATCTTGCACCGTCTTGGACGTTAGAGGAGGGCGTACCTACAAGTATTGGCTCGGTAAATCTCATTATTCTATCTCTTAATTTTAAAAAAGGAGTTCTACTTCTTCTTTCTTTTGCTTCATTAAACATTTTTAAAAACTCATTATATTCTTTTTCATAAAGTTTATCTTCCTTTGGTAATGGTTTAGATTTTGGTGCTTCCTTATTTGGCTGCGAGGGTTTCTTAACCTTAATACCTTTAGAAGGTTTAGATACTGGAGGTGCTTTTGGTATAACAGTTTTGAGAAATGCTTTCTCCCCCGCTTTCTTTTGTTTAGCTTGTTGTCTCTTTTTCTTTTCTTCTTCCGTTAAAGGTTTTGTTTTTGTAAGTACAATAGCATTCTTAAGGGTTACTTGTGGGCGACGGGGTCTATCAGCTTTACTATCTATAATGGCTTGTTTTTTATGGTCTATCTTATAACCCTTACCTTCTATCAATTTAATCAATCCAAGACGATCAGTACCCTTTGGGATTTTAATAGTAACAAGAATATTATGTGCCCGAATAAGTTTTCTCAACTCGGGTGTTGTCAATTCACCTTTCATTTTTCCACTTTTGTAAGGCATCGTTTTTAAGTATATACTACAAAAAAAAAACATTATATATATTATAAAAAAATGATAATTGATAAATCACACTCAAAGAAAGATATAGTTAATTTATTTAAAAAACTTGGAGTATTCATAAATGATGAATTAACTAAAGGTAAAATAGTTAGTCAAATAGATATATACATAGAACATGTAAAATATAATGAGAAGATAAAGAATTGTACTGAATTAAAAGAATATTTAAAAAAACCATCTAATAAACAAAGACCAACAACCCACCAAAAAAGAGATATTATGTTTAATGCAAAAAAGATAATCAAGTGGGCTAAAAATGATTATATTTTTGATATGTCAACATATTGTAATCAAAATGATCCGTATAATGATATCATGAGTATTTATATGTGGGGAGATTTACCAAGTGTAAGGAGAGCTTGTAGATTATATAATTTAAGTACATATTGTAAAGATCATATCAATCCAATAATAACTGAGGAAGTAGAAGAAGAGATGAACCAAAATAAAATAATAAAACAACAATACATCTACAAATTACTAATTAGAAGGGCAACAAAAGAAAATCCAGTAATAGTAAGTTTTGATTAAAAAAAAAATATATATATTAAGTATAAATGAGTATTTTATTGCATGGAGATTGTTTAGAAGAAATGAAAGGTTTAGATGATAATTCTATTGATTTAATATTCTGTGATTTACCTTATGGTCAAACAAGTTGCAAGTGGGATTGTTGTATTGATCTAGAGAAGTTTTGGATTGAAGTAATGAGAATTAAGAAATTAAACACTCCCATCTTTATGACAACAACTACCAAGTTTGGTGTAAGTTTAATTAACTCAGCACCGAAGAAGTGTCATTTTCGTTTCGACTTGGTATGGGTTAAGAGTAGCCCCGCTGGTTTCTTAAGTGCTAAAAAGATGCCTATGAGAAAACATGAGATGATATATGTATTTTATGAGAAACTACCTTTTTATGATTTATCTAGTCATACTCATAAGTTTATTAAAGAAGAGAAAATATTAAGAACTGACGGGGGTTGTGATGGATTGTATGGTAAAGAAACGGGTAAGGTAATGATAAAAGATAAAGATGGAAAAATAAGAAACGCTGAACCGAGATATGACCCACCACTACCCGTATCAGTTATTAAAGAAGAATTATGTAAATATGATGTTAATAAAAATACTTATGGTGGAGGTAA